GAATCTGTTCGGCTGCTGGAAGAACTGGCCCTGGAAGGCAGGTTGCGGCTAAAGAGAAACCCGGTACTAGTGTCCGCCCTTCTGTCTGCGGTTAAGACGCAAGATAGGTGGGGCAATTCATGGCTAGCAAAGGATCGTTCATTGAACAAGATAGATGCAGCGGTCGCCCTTGCTATGGCTGTTGGTTGTGCCGTAACTATGGCTAGCGAAACTGACCGGCTTAACGACTTTTTGAGTAGTGTAGTGGCATGAATTTATTTAGCCCGATATTGAGACTGTTCAATAGTCGCAGCCTGTCTAATCCAGACAAAGGCTACCAGATAGGTGCGCTGGAAAAGACATCAACAGATGCCGGGGTTTCTGTCAGTGACGAGCGTGCGCTAAAAGTTAGCGCTGTATGGGCGTGCGTCCAGCTTATTGCTAATTCTGTTGCGTCAATGCCGTTTCTGGTTTTTCGGGAGTCTGAATCTGGCCGGGAACCGATGAAATCAAGGCATTTTGTGACCGATCTGCTGCACAAGAAGCCGAATGCGTACATGAAGCCGAGGGATTTTCGGCTTGCCATGACGGTGCAAATGGCGCTTTGGAACAATGCGTATGCCGAAATTGTCTGGAACGGGGATCGCCCCGTCGCGCTTATGCCCCTTCGCCCTGGGCGAATGGCTCCGCATATTGACCAAAACGGGGAGCTGTCGTACCACTACCACGTAAAGAGTGGGTCAGATACTGGCGTAAAGGTTTACGCGCCGCGATCAATTCTTCATTTAAAGGGGTTTGGGACGGATGGAGTCGTCGGCGTAGAGCGAAACAACTACGCGAGAGAAGCGCTAGGGCTTACCGTTGCCGCCGAAACATTTGCGGCCCGTCAGTTTGCAAATGGTGGTCGACCTGGTGGCGTGCTTTCGTTTGATGAGTTCTTAAAGCCCGAGCAGCGGGAGCAAGCCAGAAAATTGTATGAGGGGATCTCTGAGGGTCCGCAAAACGCCAACAAATTGTGGATATTAGAGGGCGGTATCCAGTACAAGACGCTTGATTTTGCCGCAGATCAGATGCAAATGATTGCCACCAGATCGCAACAGTTGTCGGAAGTGGCGCGATTCTTTGGCGTCCCGTCCGTGATGATTGGGGCTAACGACAATTCCAGCACTGCGTGGCCCGCTTCTTTTGAGCAGCAGATGCTGTCGTTTCTTACTTTCACGCTTCAATCATACCTGGATGAGTGGGAGTGCGCAGTAAGGGATTCTCTTATCCCAGCAGATTCAAATATCAACGTAGACCACGATACTAGCGGCCTGATAAAGATGGACTCGTCTAGTAGGGCGCAATACTTGTCTACGCTTGTTCAGAATGGGCTTATGACCCGAAACGAAGCGCGAAAATCGCTAAACCTTAAAGAAGTTGTGGGCGGTGACGACCTGACTGTACAGGTCAACCTGTCACCCTTAGAGCAGTTGGAGAGGGCAAATGGAACGCAAAGACAACCCGCTGGCTAGCTGCCAGATAAAAAACCTGGACGATCAGACGGGTGAGTTTGAGGGTTACGCTTCTGTCTTTAACTCAAATGACTCCGTGAACGACACAATTCTGCCCGGTGCGTTTTCAGCAACTTTGAAAGAATCTATGCCGAAAATGTTTGTGAACCACGATCACAAGCAAGTCCCGGTCGGTGATTGGCTGAAAATGGAAGAAGATAATTACGGCTTGCGCGCTGTTGGCCGGATTGACATGCAACATAAGGACGGGCCTACGACCTATTCGGCGCTGAAACGCGGGGCTATGGACGGCTTGTCTATTGGATTCAGAATGTCACGGGACGACTACGACTGGAAAGAAAACAATGACGGTCGAGTTATCAAAAACATGAGCCTGTTTGAAACGTCGATTGTGAGCTACCCCGCTGAGGGAATGGCTCGCATCAGCGCGGTCAAGAGTCTGATCGAGGCTGTTGACGACCTAAAGTCCCTAGAGGCCGTCCTTCGTGATGAAGGATTCTCAAGGGCAGCGGCAACCGCTCTGATAAGCCGTGTGAAGCAGCTAACCCGCTGTGATAGCGAGGACGAATTGCGGAAAACCATTTCGGAGCTAGAGGGGCAGATAAAAGGTTATCAGTCCCGCATTGCAACCCTTAACGGGCAACTTTTGGCAATTAAGATAGGAGGTCTGTGATGACCGAAGCCAATAAAGCCCTCGACGCTGCCGAGAATCTTGTTGATCTGAAGGCAGTAGAGGCAACCCTGGGCGCGAAGTTTGAGGAAATCACCAAAGCCTACGAGAAGGCGAATGGTGAGATTCGGGAGCTTGGCGAAGCCAAATCAGAAACGACTGGCAAAATTGAGGCTCTGACCAAGCAGTACGATGAGCTTTATGACCGGATGCAGGCGGTAGAGCAGAAGGGCGTTGCTATGTCCGAGGCATCGCACGCATCCAGCGCTGGCCGTGATTTTGTTGAGTCTGACGGCTATAAGTCCATGATGAGCGGCGCAGTACGCGCTACTCGAATGGAAATCAAAACCGCGATTATCAACGCGACGGGACAGAACCAGCCGCTTGTTCAGTCTGATCGGCTGCAAGGCATCTGGAATACGCCTAACCGCGCACTGACAATTCGTGACGTTCTGCCTGTGTCGTCTACTGATAGCAACCTGGTGGAGTACACCCGCGAAAACGCATTCACGAACAACGCCGGCCCCCAGGTCGGTGGTTCGCCTGAAGCGTTTGAAAACGTGACTAAGCCGGAATCTGGAATTACGTTTACGCTGGTCAATGAGCCGGTGGTGACGCTGGCGCACTTTATCCCTGTATCAAAGCAGGTGATGGCGGATAGCGCGTCCCTGGCGTCCCACGTAGATGGCCGCCTTATGTACGGACTGAAGCTGAAGGAAGAAACGCAACTGTTGTCAGGAACGGGCAGCAATGGCGAGCTGAACGGCCTTATCACACAGGCCACTACGTTCGCTGATGAGTCGCCCAACCTCACCAATGAAATCGACATCATCCGCTCTGCCATCAAGCAGGCGCATGTTGCCGAGTATCGCCCGGACATGCTGGTAATGAACCCGCAGGACTGGTTTGATATTGAGATTCGGAAGGTGGGATCATCAGACGACCGCTATGTAGTGGGCAACCCCCGCGACATGATGGGTCCGACGTTGTGGGGCCTCCCGGTTGTGGTCACTAACAGCATCGCGTCTGGCACATTCCTGCTCGGTTCTTCTATGGCCTGTGAAATCAAGGATCGCCAGCAGGCAGCAGTTGAGGCGTCCTATGAGGACAGCACCAACTTCCAGAAGAACATGGTGACGGTTCGTGCCGAGGAGCGTCTGGCGCTTTGCGTTTACCGCACTGAGGCATTCATTACTGGATCGCTGTAACGGTACGGGGGCGGGTAACCGCCCCCTTTTCTTCTATGTGGATAAGAGTATTGCAGGACACGCTCATAGGCGGTCAATGGACCGGTGTCGGTGTCGGAAATTTTGAGCCGCACATTGCGGAGCATCTTATTGAGATAGGCGTAGCCCAGACCTATGAGGTAAAGGTAGAACAGCCGACTGAAGTAAAAAAAACACATTCATCTGCATCGCAACCGGCCCAAGCCTCACCCGAGAGCAAGCCGAAGCGGCGCAGAGGTCGCCCGCGCAAGTCGTCTGCGTCAACGACGCCTGGAGAATAGCGCCAGAGGCAGAATATCTGTACGCCTGTGATGAGCGGTGGTGGCGGCATCATTGGGATGCGCTGCAATCGTTTAAGGGCGAGAGGTGGACACAGGTTCACAACGTCAAGACGAGAGAATTTGCCGACAGCTTCGGGCTGAAGTATTACGAAGGCGTTGGCAACGGCGGGCTAGGCAGGGAGAAGATCCACCACGGATCAAACAGCGGGTATCAGGCCATCAACTTCGCTTACCTGCTAGGTGCCACGCGCATTATCCTGTTGGGCTACGATATGGGGGCAACGGGTCGAACGCATTTTTTTGGCGATCACCCGAAGGGGCTGAGTAATGGGGATTACTC